AGCCCTCGGTGCCTTCAAGGTAGGCTTTGACGACGGTGAGTTTGAACTGCTCTGAATACTTGCCCATGTGGACACTCCCAAGGTTGGATTGGCGTCCAACTTCTTGGGGGCAGTCCACTCTGCGTGGGAATGCCTCCCAGGACGCTCCGCGTCCGCTCTTGAATGTGGCGCAAGATGCGTGGTCAAGCTCGAGCGTTATCCACGTCATGCGCTCGGCTCATTTAATCCGCAATCTGTGCCATTTGTGACGCGGAGCGTCACGGGATGCATGCCCACGCGGAGCGATGGGCACGATCAGTGTCGAGGCAGACTTGTGTATAACGATGAGCGCTCTCGTGGGAACGATCATCTCCCGTATGGTCCCATTCCTTCACTCAGAAGTTCAGGCTCAGCGCCACGTTAGCCCCTTGCTGGGCCACGTCATCGTTCTTGCGCCAGTTGTAGTTGGCGCGCAGCGTGAGGTCCTGAGTGAGCTTCTGACTGACGCCCAGTGTGGCGCGGTTGAGGTTGCGTTGCGGCGTGTAGCCGTCCAGCGTGAAGTCGATGGACGGCACGCTGTTGAGCGACAGGGTCACGTCCTGCTGATCGGTTTCAAACTCCCGCTCACGCGCCACTTCTCCCCAGACCTGCGTCGATGGCGTGACCTGGAACTTGCCCTGCAAACCCACGCCTGCTCGTTTGGATTTGCGCGTCTGGTCGTTGAAGGTCAAAGCTGTCGAACGAGCGCCTTCTTCTGAGTAGCCGTCCACATCGATGTGCGCATAGTCCGCGCTGATGAACGGCGACAGGTGCCAGCGACTGGCTGTGCCCGCGATGTCGAAGCCGACACGTGCGCTCACAGCCCACATTTCACCATCGGTATCGCCTTTCTCCTGACCTTCGCTCACACCCAGTGCGAACTTGCGCTCGGCGTTCTCGTAATCCAGTTTGCCGCCTGAGGCCGCCAGATCACCCCACCAGTGGTTGGCCTGATACTGCAGAAACGCGGTGGCGATGTAGCTGTTGAGTTTGTAGTCCGAATCTTGCGGACCCGCCTCGAGGTTCTGTCGATAGGCGCCTGCAACGACACCCGTACGCCAGTTTTCGGCGAAACGGTAGCTGGTGCCGATCGTCAGGTTGTAGCCCTTGCCGTCTGCATCTGCAGCGGTGTCCTGAGCGTCGATGTCCAGTTTCTGACCGCCTGCGGAGAGGATGCCTTGCCATTGGCCGACCGCCTGCCAGTTGCCAAAGTCGCTGAGCCATTGGGCGTGAAGTTCGTCCTGATGGGCACGCAGGGTGCTGTTGGCCATTTCCGGCAGCAGGGTGATTTCCCAGGGAGCCGACAACAATGAGTACGCATAGTCGGCCAGCAGACGCTGTCCGGCTTCGGTCGGGTGAACGCGGTCGTTGAAGAACAGCTTGGTCGGATCAGGTGTTGTGCCTGAACGTCCGAAGGTGGCGCTTTCGTCGCAGCTGTCGCCGCTGAAACAAGTGCCGACCAGATCTTCATTGGGATCGAAGCCGAATCGCGCAGGCTGCGCCAGGGTTTCGCTGATCAGCAGCGGCACGTTGAGCGGGATGATCTGCGCATCGATCTGCGACAGCCGGCTGACCAGTTGCTCGTTGAATCGGGCGCTGAGTCTGGACGTCAAGGATTCCAGCACCGTGCCGCTCAAGGCAGGCGTCTGGCCGATGTCCGGCAGCAGCCAGACCATGATGTGGCGTGCGCCCGCCTGCTGCAGCACTTGCGCGCTGTCGGCGAGACGGTCGGCGGCATCCTCGGCATCGCCGAAACTCAGTACACGACCCTGCAGGAAATCGTTGCCGCCTCCGGTCAGGTAATAAAGCGCGTTCGGATCGGCACGAAACCCGTTGCTGGGCAGATAGCCCGGACGGCTGCGCAGAACGGTCTGCGATCCGCTGGTGATGGGCGTCACCGCATCGGACTGCGTGGTGATCGAGTCCAGGACCTGGTCGGTTCGATAGCCGCCCACCGCCCAGTTGTTGCCATCCGGCAGACCCAGCGCAGCGTTGACGGGTGAGGTCGAAGCGGCCAGATCACCAGCAGGAACGTTGAGCATTCTGCCGATAAGCGTGGACGAGTTGAGGTTGTAAACCTCGCCGCTGCCGTCCTGATAGGTCGGCCCGACCCGGTTGGTGAAGCGCAGGGTCGAACCGGCAGGTCCGTCCGTGTCGGGAAACTGCCCGGCATCGGCCAGACTGTCACCGAACACAACCATGGTCGAGTAAGGCGCGGCAACGGCCGTGCTACAGGCCAGCGAAAGCAGACAGGCCGCGAAGGGCCATCGCCTTGATATCGTGATCATGAGAAAGATCCTTTCCTGTTTTTTATTCTGTCTAGGAAACGTAGCAAGCCTCTTCATGACCGCCAGCGCTATCGAAAGTTACCGCCCAATGGTTGGCCTATCACTGGCGTAAATCATGCGGCCCTGTCAGTGACGATATCGTTGAGGTAATTCGCCAGATCATGCAGGTAGACGAACGGATGGCCCTGGCGCGTGCCGCCGGTGCGGCTGACCTTCAGGGCGATACGCCCGGCGTTGATCTTGCGCAGCAGGTTGCGGTCGTTGGACAGATGGGAGAAATAGCGCTCGCGCACGGCACTCAGCGATGGGCACGGCGTGGCGAATTCCTTGCGAAGCTGGTCGAGTATGTCGTTCATTCCGTGACTCCTTGTGGTTGTGTCGGTGCAGATGAAAGGCGTAGCGTCATGCCGCGTCTCCACCTGACGGGGCAGGGTGCGTATTGATGGCAGGCGAGGGCCTGCGGCTGGCATTGGTCAGGACCAGGAACTGCCCGGTCTGCCGCTGGATCATCTCGATGAGATGTCTGTCGCAGGCTGCCGGGTGCAGATACACCGGGCAGCGTGCTTTGGGTCGTGTGGTCTGCATGTTCGTACTCCATGACGAGGTGCGAACAAACAATACGATATGTAGCGAAGTGGCGCAATACAGATTGTATATTTAAATACGATTTGTATTAGTACGCGTCTGCGGATTCGACGTACCACGACACGTTGACCGAGCCGTTTTCGAAGTTACGCGTCACGTTGATACCCTCGGCCTCACTGATCTGCTCGACGATCTGCTCCCAGTGAACAGGTGATTCACCAGGCTCCCGGACTAACAGTACCTGGTGCGCTATCTGCGCCTTGGGGCTGGTGATCAGGTCCTGGATACGCTGGGCGAGCGCCAGGTAGGCATCGTGTTGCGAGGCTTCAGGTCTCAGGTTTTGCATGCGTGAACTCCTTTTTACTGTATGTGCGTACAGTAGTTGAGTAATATTTCCCACGCAAGCGGCAAACCTTTCCTATCTGGAAGTCATGACCCTGAATGCCGGGCATAAAAAAGCCTCGCTGGGCGAGGCTCGGGGTCATCACGGTGTTCAGAGGCGCATGGTCATCTGCCGTATAACACCAATCAGTTTGCATTCTTCGCTGATCGCGATGGTGGGATAGGCAGGGTTGAGCGGCTTCAGGAAATAGCGTCCGGCGTCTTCGACTAGCTTCTTGAACGTTGCCTCATTGCTTTCCGGGAGCTTGGCAATCACCAGCTTTCCAGGCGTCGGCTCGATGCCGGTGTCCACCAGAATCAACATGCCTTCCGGAATGCTCTGGCCTGCGGGTGCCGTCATCGAGTCCCCGCGCACAATCAGCCAGAAGGCTCGGCCCTTGGCTTTGTAGTCGCTCAATTCGAAGGTGTCCGAGTAACCGACCGGATAGGGCTCGACCGCCTCGTTCCAGCCACCGGCTTCGACCCAGCTGATCACCGGGTAGCGATAGAAACGCGAAGGCTGCTCCGTGGGCGCAACGTTCTGCTGTCCGGGCTCGTTCCACGGGATGGAGGTAGTAAGGATCGGCAGGCCCAGCTCGCCAAGCAATCGATTGATGACCTCGATCTTGGGCTCGCGTTTGCCGTTCAGCCAATGCCCGACCGCGCCGGGCGTGACCCCCATGCGTTCAGCCATTTCTTCCTGGCTGATCTGCTGGGTATCCATGACCTGTCTTGCGACTTCATACCATTTATTCATGCGTCGAATCATACAGGCTGTAGGGTGTTCTTCAATATACACATTGTAATGGTGTGTTGTGTATAAAAAATACAGATTGTATTGTCTGGCTTTCCTGAGGACGTCGGCCGACGTTCTCTGCACAGAAGTCAGGAGCGACACAATGATTGAAGAAGTGGAAGCGGTGATGATGCATTGGGGCGAGCAGCGCAATCGCATCGGGCTGAGCGGCGGATTGAGCAGCCCGATGGCCGGGATCATGGAGTGGGGCGCTTATATTCCCCGCAGCACGCCGGGTTCGCGCTCGCTAATCGGCAATGGCAGCGGCATGGACTATATAAGCAGCGAAGTCGAAGCTGCTGTCGCCGAGATGGCGCGCAGCCCGGCCAGGAGCCGAGGACCTGAATTGGCGCAGCTCGCCACCCTGCGTTACGTGGAGTCGTTGCCGGTGCGCGAGCAGATGCGTTTGCTGGGCATTAATGAAGGCGCCGATCGAACCTACCGCAACTGGGTCGACAAGCTTCATCAGAGCATCCTGGCTGCGCTTTCTGCGCGTAGCGCCTCTCGAAGCAACAGGAAGGAGGTCGCGCGCAGAGCCTGATTTCGTCACGGATCACGCGGTGTTTCGCACCGCTCATCCGGGTTGACTGCACAGCTGCGGTCGAACTCGGGTTGAAGTCCGGTCAAACTCGACCCACCCCGAAATTGCCCCTTCCCAGCCTTTCCGGAGGGGGGTAAAAAGGTCCCACGATATGCGATTTGCGCCTCGGAACTGCTGCTCAAGGCAGGCCGCGCAACTGTTGAAACGGGTCATTCGTGATCCGCCCCGAAGCCCGCCCTGGCGGACTACCGTCATGGATTTCCCCGGCCGCCACTGTGCGGCCTTTTTTATGCGTGGAGCAAAGATGGACCCAACCGACCTTGGACCAGGCACAGCTACCTGGCTGGGCGGCACTGGCACCATTCTGCTTGGCGGCTTTTTATGGCTGCGCAAGTTTCTTTCCAGAGACGCCGCCGACCGGGCGATGGACAACGCCGACATCGGCACCGTCCGGCGCCTCAATGAACTGCTCGACTCCGAGCGACAGATTCGCAAGGAGGCTGAAGCGCGGGCTGATCAGTTTGCCAAGGAGCGCAACGAACTCGCCGCAGCCGTTGGCCGCATGGAGGGCAAGATCGAAGCGCTGACCAGCCACATCGTGCAACTCACCGACAAGGTGACCACCCAAAGCGCCGAGATAGCCCGGCTTCGTTCCCAGCTCGGAGGTGCCAACGATGCACAGATGCGTAATTGACTTCATCGCCCGTCGCGCCTGGCGCCAGATCGAGGTCTGGGTGATCGCCGCGTTGATGATCGCAGGCTGCCTGATGCTCGGGTTTCAGGCCGGGCAATGGTCGGCCAATGCCGAACACACTCAACAGCTGGCCGAGGTGCGCAAGGCCTACGACGCGGCGCTGGGCAGACGCGATCTTCGTCTGGACCGGCTGGCCGAGAGTACGACCGAAGCCGCCGGCAAGGTTGAAAGCGCCGCCACGGTTGCCAGCGAGGCAGCGCACACGGCCAGCCGTGCTGCCGACAAGGCCAACAAGGTGCTGGACAAGGCAACTCAATAGCTCAAGGCGTTCAGCCGTCCACACCTTCCAGACTGACAGCCATTGCTGGCGCGCTGGATCGACATTTCTTACACGCGGATTCACTCATGAAGATAACCCCGATAGTTGCCCATCTGCAGGCGACCTGCCCGACCTTTGCCGGGCGAATCAGTGCAGGGATCGACTGGGCGGCTGTTGCCCTCGGCGATCAACTCGCGCATCCCTCGGCTTACGTGATTGCCACTGGCGATCTCGCCACGGCCAACGATCTGCAGAACGTCGTTCGCCAGTTCATCACCGACCGGCTGGACGTGGTGGTGGTGCTTGATGGTGGCGACAAGCGCGGACAGGAAGCCAGTGAACAACTGCATGCCATTCGCGCCGAGCTATGGCGTGCGCTGGTGGGCTGGAGCCCGGAGCGCGAGTACGACCCGATGCAGTACCAGGGTGGGGCGCTGGTGCAGATCAGCGGTGATCGCGTGACCTATCGCTTCGGCTTCGCCGCGCAGTTTCAGCTGGGTCGCAACCGCGAAAGCCAGCCCGCCGAAACCTGGCACGAAGCGTATCTGGACGGGTTGCCGGGCTTTACCGGCGCCACCTTCGATATGGACAGCATCGACCCGGCAGACCCCAACCTGAAATACCCAGGCCCGGACGGGCGTATCGAAGTGAAATTCTCAGGAGATGTAAAACCATGACCCAACGCATCACCGTTCTACCGGCCGAAGGCCGCACCGTGCCCGACCCTGAAGCAGGCGATCTGTTGCCTGCCGAAGGACGCGTCGTGACGTTCAACGCCTGGTGGCAACGCCGTCACAACGACGGCGATATCACCCTGCAAACCGAGCAATCCCCCACTCAATCCGCCGAAACGGCTTAATCAAGAGGAAGCCAAACAATGGCTATCAGCTTTAACAACATTCCATCCGATATCCGCGTGCCGCTGTTCTATGCGGAGATGGACAACTCGGCCGCCAACAGCGCGTCGGCCGGCATGCGCCGTCTGATCGTTGCTCAGGTCAACGACGATGTCACCGGCCCGGAAATCGGTTCGCTGGTGCTGGTGCCAAGCGTGGCGCTGGCGAAGAACCTTGGTGGTCAGGGCTCCATGCTCGCCGCCATGTACGAAACCTGGCGCAAGGCCGACCCGACCGGTGAAGTCTGGTGCCTGCCGCTGCTCAATACCGAGGGCTCCAAGGCCGGTGCGACGGTTACCGTGGCGGGCGCAGCGACCGAAACCGGTCTGCTGAACCTGTATGTCGGTGGCGTGCGCGTGCAAGCTACTGTGGTCAATGGCGCAACAGCGGCTCAGGCTGCCAATGCCCTGTCGGTGAAGATCAACGCCATGCCTGATCTGCCAGTCCGGTCTGTTGTAGACGCGGGCGTGCTGACCCTCTCCTGCAAATGGAGCGGCGTGAGCGGCAACGACATTCGTCTGGAATTCAACCGTCTGGGCAAGACCAATGGCGAAGCGATTCCGGCAGGTCTGACTGCCGAAGTCACTGCCATGACCGGCGGCGTCGGCACCCCTGATCAGGTTCAGGCGCTGGCTGCACTGGGGGATGAGCCTTTCGAGTTCCTGTGCCTGCCGTGGACCGACACCACCACGCTGGATGCGTGGAAAGCGGCCATGGACGACAGCACCGGTCGCTGGAGCTGGGCGCGTCAACTGTACGGTCATGTCTACAGCGCCAAGCGTGGCACGGTCGGTACGTTGGTCGCCGCAGGTCAACTGCGCAATGATCAGCACATCACCATTCAGGGTGTCGAGATGGCAGCACCGCAACCGGTCTGGCTGCAAGCAGCTGCTCTGGCGGCACGCACGGCGGTGTTCATAACTGCCGACGCCAGCCGTCCGACCCAGAGCGGCACCATGCCTGGTCTGGACCCTGCACCGGCCAGCCAGCGCTTCACGCTGACCGAGCGTGAATCGTTGCTGCGTTACGGCATTGCCACGGCGTACTACGAAGGCGGTTACGTGCGCATTCAGCGTTCGATTACCACCTATCAAAAGAACGCTTACGGCCAGGCCGACAACTCGTACCTGGACAGCGAAACCATGCACCAGTCGGCGTTCATCATTCGCCGCTTGCAGGGTGTGATCACCAGCAAGTACGGCCGCCATAAGCTGGCCAGCGATGGCACGCGTTTCGGCGCCGGTCAGCCGATCATCACGCCGAGCACCATTCGCGGTGAGCTGATCGCGCAGTACGCCCGTCTTGAAGAAGAAGGCCATGTGGAGAACGCCGAAGTGTTCGCCCAGCACCTGATCGTCGAACGCGACAGTAACGATCCGAGCCGTGTGAACGTGATGTTCCCGCCTGATTACATCAACGGCCTGCGCGTGTTCGCGCTGCTCAACCAGTTCCGCCTGCAGTACGACGAAGCGGCGTAAGTTTTCCCACCAACATCACTTTCAAACCCGCCGCGTGCGGGTTTTTTCATTCTGGAGATAAAAGAACATGGCTCAGAAAGTTGCGGGTACCTGCTACATCAAAGTGGATGGCACCCAATTGACCATCAGCGGCGGCGGTGAAGCCCCGTTGATGAACGTGAAGCGTGACACCGTCGTGCCGGGCTACTTCAAGGAGGTGGATAAAGCCGCCTGGGTGAAATTCAAGGCCGTACACACGCCAGACATGCCGCTCAAGCTGCTCACCACCGGTGTGGATATGACCATCACCTGCGAATTCAACAACGGCAAGACCTACGTCCTGTCCGGCGCCTACATGGTCGAAGATCCGAGCAGCAAGGCCGATGACGGCACCATCGACCTGAAATTCGAGGGCAGTCAGGGGAGCTGGCAATGAGCGAAATCATCGAACTGGCGAGCCCGATCGAGGCTCATGGTGAAACCGTCTCGCAACTGACGTTTCGCCGTCCCACCGCACAGGAAGCGCGCGCCATCAAGGCCCTGCCTTACCGGATCGACAAGAACGAGGACGTGTCCCTCGATCTGGACGTGGCGGCGAAATACATCGCCGTCTGCGCCGGCATTCCGCCGTCGTCCGTCAACCAGATGGATCTGTGTGACATCAACACGTTGAGCTGGAAGGTCGCGAGTTTTTTCATGGCAGCGGCATCAGCAACCTTGAAGGCCTGATAGCCGTCGTTTACGACCTCGCGTACTTCTGGAAGACCGACCCCGAATTGATGATGTCCAGGGAGCTGGACATCATCACCGAGTCGATCTTGCAGGCGCAACGCATCAACCAGATCCTGCAGGGGGAGTGATGGCAGACACTATAAAAACGCTGATCACCGGCGTCGATCAACTGTCTCCAACGCTGGAGACGATCAACAAGAACGTCAAAGGATTCCAGCAAGGGCTTGAGGACTCCGGGCTGGGAAAAGTCCCGCTTGAAAACATGATCAGCGAAAGCACCCTGGCGCAGCCGCTGATCGATGCGGTCAAGGCCGCGATGGGTTTCGAGACAAGCATGGCCGGTGTCAAACGGTCGGTGACGTTTGATACCCCGCAGCAATTCCAGGCGATGAGCCGTGACATTCTTGACCTGAGTGAACGGCTTCCGGAAAGCGCCAGTGGTCTTGCGGCGATTGTCACTGAAGGCGCCAAGGCCAATGTGCCACGCGCCGAGCTGACCGGGTTTGCCACCGATGCCGTGAAAATGGGCATCGCGTTCGACCAGACCGCCGCTCAGTCTGGCGAGATGATGGGCAAGTGGCGCTCTTCTTTCGAGATGACTCAGCCGCAGGTTGCGGCGCTGTCCGAGAAGATCAACGTGCTGGGCGGCAACAATCTGGAGAAGCAGATTGCGACCATGGTCACCGCAATGGGCCCGCTCGGACCTGTGGCGGGTCGGGCGTCGGGCGAGATTGCCGCCATGGGCGCCACGCTGGCCGGGGTGGATGTTCCGACCGATGTGGCCGCCAAGGGCATCAAGAGTTTCATGCAGTCGATTACCGAGGGCGGCGCAGCCAAGGCCGGGGCTTTCGAGGCCCTGCAGCTGGACATCAACCAGTTGACCCAAGGCATGCAGCAGGACCCGTCCGGGACCATCGAAAAGGTGCTGAAGGCCATCTCGACGGTCGATCCGGGCACACAGTCGGCGGTCATCACGCAACTGTTTGGCGAAGAGTCGCTGGGCGCTATCACGCCGCTGCTGAAGAACCTGGATGTGCTGCGCTCCAACCTGGCGAAAGTCGGGGAAGGGGTGCAGTCGGCAGGGACCATCGAACAGGAGTTCCAGGCCAACTCGGAGACGACTGCGGTCGCTCTCAAAGAGATGGAGAATCGGGTTGATCGCCTGAGCATCAATATCGGCAGCATGTTTCTGCCTGCGATGAATGAAGCAATGGCCGTGATCGGGCCGATGATTTCTCAGGTCGCAGCACTGGCCGCCGAACACCCGGGCGTCATCAAGGGTGTGGTGGGTGCTGCGATTGCCTTTGGCGTGCTGCAGGTGGCCGTCATCGCGGCGACCAGCGCCAGCAGAGTGCTGAGCGCGGTCCTCGGTATGTCTCCGGTGGGCATTGTCGTGCGGGCGCTGGCGCTGGCCGCAGGCCTGCTGATCGCCAACTGGTCGACCGTCGCCCCTTATTTCCAGGCGGTATGGGCTGCGATCCGTGAACCCGTCATGGCGCTTTGGGATGTGTTCAAGATGGTCTTCGGCTGGACGGCGATCGGTCTGGTCGTCTCGAACTGGCAACCGTTATCCGCGTTTTTCGGTGGGCTTTGGGACGGCATCAAGACGCTGGCTGCGTCGGCGTTCGACGTGATGAAGACGTTGTTCAGCTGGTCGCCGATCGGACTGATCATCTCGAACTGGCAGCCGTTGTCGGCGTTTTTCAGCGCGCTTTGGGGCGTCATCCAGGCCTTGGCTTCGCCGGTGATTGGTTATTTTCAATCAATGTTCGACTGGTCGCCAATGGACATGGTTTCGGCCGCCTGGCAACCCGTGAGTGGTTTCTTCACAGGTATCTGGGAAGGCATCAAGGCCGAGACCGCGCCGCTCATGGACGCGCTGACGGGGCTGTTCAACTGGTCGCCGATGGATTCGATCAACGAGAAGTGGGCGCCGATCAAAACCTTCTTCTCGGGTCTGTTCACGGACATCAAGCCGTTTATTGACCCGATCCTGAGCTGGTTCGGTATGGGCTCCGATGACAAGTCTCTGCTGCAAAAAACCACTCAAAAGCTCAACGAGTTCGCTGAAGAACGGCGTGTGGATAACGCAGGTCCCGGTGGTGGCAAAGGAGCTTTTCTGGCAGCCGACGCTGTGCAGGTCAGCCAGTTGAAACAGCAGCAGATCAATCAGGCAATGGGCATTCCGGCAACCAGCCAGTTGCTGAGTGCGCCTAACCTGCCGGCTCCCGGCAGCCTGTTGCTGCAACAGGGCGCAGGCGCAGGTTCGCGACTTGAAGGCGAGCTCAATATCCGCTTTGAAAATGCGCCGCCTGGCATGCGCACCGAACAGATGCAGACCAATCAACCGGGTTTGACGATATCGCCAAGCGTTGGTTATCGAACCCTCGGCGCAGGAGCCGCATCATGAGTACATGGCGTGACAGCCTGTTGCCCGCGTCTTTTCGGGGTGTCGGCTTTTTCATCAGCAGCGCCGTTGTTCCGATAGGGCGCAAAGGCCAACTGCATGAGTTTCCGCAGCGCGACGAACCTTACTTCGAGTCGCTGGGCAAGCAATCGCAAGTCCATACGGTAACGGCGTTCATTGTCGGGCCGGACTGTTTTGAACAAAGAGACAAGCTGCTTCAGGCGCTGGAAGCGTCGGGCGCCGGTGAGTTGGTGCATCCCTGGCTGGGACGGATGCAGGTGCAGGTTGGCGAATGCGACATGACGCACAGCCTTGGCGAAGGCGGAATCGTGCGTCTGAACCTGAAGTTCTACCCGGATCAGCCGCTGAAGTTTCCGACGTCGACGCTCAACACGGGACGCCAGCTCATGCAGGCGTCGGACGGACTGCTGGGTTCTGCGCTCAGGCGCTACCGGGCGGTCATGGCGACGGTGGATGCGGTGCGCATCAACATTCAGGCGCTGCGCAGCACGTTGTCTGGAGTCTTTGCCACGATTCAGCGGCAGTTCTCCTCGTTCATGACGGTCTATTCGGATGCCACCGCACTGGTGCATTCGCTGGTCAACGCGCCTTACACCGTGAGCACGATGTTTTCCACGTTCTTTGCCAGCTTCGAGGGTGACAGCCGCCGGAGCAGCAGGGAGCGCGGCAGTAGCAACGTCGGCGGCGGCGACGCTGGATCGGGTAATGGCGGCACGGGCAATGGGTCCGGCAGCTCTGGCGGTAGCAACGCGGGTGGTGGTTCCGGCAGTTCTGGTGGTAGCTCCGTTAGTGCGGGCAGTGTCGTCTCGGTCTCCCGAAATGCTTCGGGTGTCGAGGCGGTGCCGTATCGCTCGATCATCTCCGACGCGACTCAGCAGGCGCAGGCGGTCTCCAGCATCAATCAGGTCAATCAGGGCGGTGGTCTCGATACCGGGGTGACTGCTCAGGCCACGGCGGATCTGGTGCAGGACGCGCTGCTCGTCAAGGTGGCGAGGGTTGTGGCCAGCATGCCGGTGGCGGTCAGCACGACACCGATTCTGGTCGTTCCTTCTCTGGATCAGCAACGGGTTCAGCCGCTGCAACGTGCCGATGTGCCGGTGGCCGACGACGTGATCGAACTGCGCGACACGCTCAGCGCGGCGATCTGGGACGCCTCATTGAAAGCCGATCCGGAGCATTACCTGGCGCTCAATACGCTGCGTCATGCATTGATCAGTCACCTCAATGCGGTGGCTGCTTCCGGTGTACGCCTTCAGGACATGAAGGTTTCCGAACCTTTACCGGCACTGGTGCTGGCGTACCGTCGTTTCGGCGACGCAAGTCGCTCGCACGAAGTGATTCAGCGCAACCGTATTCCCCATCCAGGCTTCGTGCCGCCCGGCACGCTCAAGATCGCTCAGGAGTAACCCATGATCGACCCCAATGTTGTCACCTTGACGGTGGATGACAAGGATTACGCTGGCTGGAAAACCGTGGAAATCTCCGCAGGCATCGAGCGTCAGGCGCGCAGCTTCGACATCAGCCTGACGTGGCAATGGCCTGGAACGGATATGGTCAGACCTGTCCGGGCAGGTGCTCGGTGTGCGGTCAGTATCGGCGGCGAGCTGATCCTGACAGGCCGGGTGTTCGCCACACCTGTGAGCTATGACGACAAGCAGATCACCTTGAAGATCTCCGGGCGCTCCCTGACGGCCGATTTGATTGATTGTTCTGCGATCAACAAACCTGGTGAGTGGAACGACGTATCGGCGCTGACCATCGTCAGGGAGCTGGCCGCGCCCTACAACGTGAAGGTGCTCAGCGAGATACCGGAAACTTCGAGGAAATCGAAACACACCATCGAGCCCGGTGAGACCGTGTTCAAGTCCATCGACCGACTGCTGACGGTGTTTCGGATATTTTCCACCGATGACGAATACGGCAATGTCGTGCTCGCCAGGCCCGGCAGCATGGGCAATGCAGTGGACGCGCTGGAGTTGGGCAGGAACGTACTGTCAGCCGTTGCACCGCTGGATTTTTCCGGACTCTTTTCCGAGTACCAGGTCATTGGCCAGCAGGCAGGCAATGACAAGACATTCGGTAAGGCGGCGTCCGAGGTATCGGCCTCGGTCACTGACAGCAGCGTGACGCCTGCGCGTGTGCTGGTCATCCATGAAGAATCGCCGATCACACCGGCACTGGCGTTGAGCCGTGCCAAATGGGAACGCGGTCACCGCCAGGGCAAGACGCGGCTCACGACCTACAAGGTGCAGGGCTGGCGGCAGGCCAACGGCGCGCTGTGGCGCCATAACACCCTGGTCCGGGTCGTTGATTCGATCCTCGATCTGGATCAGGAAATGCTGATTTCAGCCATTACCTATTCGCTCAGCGATAAGGGCACCACCACCACGCTGGTGGTGGGGCCGATAGAGGGGTTCGAAGCCGAGCCCGGCGATCCTGAAAAGCGCAGCAAGGTGCCGGTCAACAAGGACGCCTACAGCTACGCGCAACCCAATGACGAAGGAACACTTGCATGAGTCTATTCAATCGCATGCTGGTGCGCGGCACGGTCGTGCTCGCAAGGGCCAGCAGCAAAATGCAGGCGCTGCAAATGCGTCTGACGGCAGGGGAGGTCAGGGGCGATATGGAGCATTTCGAACCCTATGGCTTCACCAGCAACCCGCTGGCCGGCGCCGAAGGCATCGCTGCCTTCATCGGCGGCGACCGCTCCCATGGGCTGCTGCTGGTCGTCGCCGACCGCCGCTATCGCCTTCAGGGACTGGAGTCGGGCGAGGTGGCGATCTACACCGATGAAGGTGACAAGGTGCACTTCAAGCGCGGCAAGGTCATCGACATCGAAACCAACACCTTGAACATCAAGGCGGCGACGGCGGTGAACTTCGATACGCCGCAAATTACCCAGACCGGAAAGATCGTTTCCCAGGGCGACCAGGTTGCCGGCGGCATCAGCCAGATCACTCATCTGCACGGCAGCGTGCGCTCCGGTCCCGACCAGAGCGGGCCGCCTGTTGGAGGTGGCTGATGATTATCGAAAGCTCCTTGCAGGCTTCGCTGCTGCGCTCGGTGATCATCAGCCTGTTCACCTGGCGCCGCGCCGAAGCGGACGATCCATTCGACGATGCCGAGCGCTTTGGCTGGTGGGGCGACACCTACCCGGCCGTTGCCAATGACCGGATCGGCTCCAGGCTCTGGCTGCTGCGCAGGGTCAAGCTCACCGCTCAGACGCAGCGCGACGCCGAGTTCTATGCCCGCGAAGCGTTGAGCTGGCTGATCGACGACGGTCACGTCCAGCGCATCAACATCTTCACCGAACAGGTTCAGAGCAATCGCTTGAACCTGGGCGTCGAGCTGGTCGTCCCGGACGGTCAGGTCGTGCGCTTCAACCCTTCAGAACAGTGGCAGGTGATTTATGCCGTTTGAAACCCCCACGTTACCCGCACTCGTCAACCGCACACAGGTTGATCTGGCGGGCGACGCGCTTCGTCAGTCCGATGCCCGCGTCCTGTCCCGCGCCCACAGTGGCGCGGCCTATGGGCTGTACGGCTATCAGGACTGGATCGCGGACCAGATTCTGCCGGACACCGCCGATGAAGAAACCCTTGAGCGCCAGGCCATCCTGCGCCTCAGGCAACCGCGCAAACCTGCGCACCCTGCCAGCGGCTCGGTCCGTTTCGTGGCTGCTGCGGGTGCGGTGCTGGATGTCGACACGATCCTGCAGTTCAGCGATGGGCGTTTCTATCGCGTAACCCAGGGCGTTACCACAGTGGCAGGCAACAACACGACCACTGTCGAGGCGGTGGACGCGGGTGCCTTGGGTAATGCGGATGCCGGGCAGGTCATGACCGTCGTGCAGCCTGTTGAAGGCATCGACAGCAGCTTTACCGTGATCGCCGACGGCCTGACCGGCGGCATCGCCCGGGAAAGCACCGAGTCGCTACGCGCTCGTGTCGTGCGTTCTTATCGGGTCATCCCGCACGGCGGCAACCAGGACGACTACGTCACCTGGGCGCTGGACGTGCCGGGCGTGACACGAGCCTGGTGTGTACGTCGTTATATGGGGCCGGGCACCGTCGCCGTGTTTTTCATGCGCGACGATGACGCGACGCCGACGCCCGATGCCGAACAACTGGCCCAGGTGGCGGCTTACATCGAGCCGCTGCGCCCGGTCACGGCCGAGCTGTACGTGCTGGCGCCGGTGCAGAAACCGGTGACCTACACCATCAGCCTGACGCCGGACGCCACGGCGGTGCGCGCCGCTGTGCAGGCGCAACTGGCGGACCTGCATAACCGCGAGGCGGGCCTGGGTGAAACCCTGTTGCTGACGCACATTGCCGAGGCCATCAGCCGGGCGACCGGAGAAACCGACCACGTGTTGATCTCACCGACGGCCAACGTCACGGCAGCTGCCAATCAGTTACTCACCTTCGGGGGGATTCTATGGTCGTCATAAGAACCGCCGAGCATTACGCCGAACAGCTGCAGGCCTTGTTGCCACCCGGACCTGCCTGGGACCCGGAGCGCGTGCCCGAGGTGCAGCAACTGATCGCCGGTCTGTCCCATGAGTTCGCTCGCATCGACGGCCGCGCCTTCGACCTGCTCAACGAGATGGACCCGGCCACCGTCAGTGAACTGGTTCCGGATTGGGAGCGGGTCATGAACCTGCCCGACCCCTGCCTTGGCCTCAAGCCACTGTTCGAAGACCGACGCCTGTCGGTACGTCAGCGGCTGGTAGCCGTAGGAGGGCAGAACGCGGCGTTCTACGTCGGCATTGCCGTCAGCCAGGGCTATCCAGATGCCTCCGTCACCGAATTCAGAACGCCCCGAATGGGGCGTTCTCGTTTTGGGCAGGCGCATTTCGGGACCTGGAACGCGCAATTCATGTGGACCCTGAACACCGGCGGGCGCCAGCGGCTGGGTCGGCGCTTTGGTGCCAGTTACTGGGGAGAGCGTTTCGGTGTCAATCCCGGAACCGCAATCGAATGCCTGATCCGTCGAGCAGCACCGGCGCACGGCATCGAATTCGTTAATTTCAACTGAGGAACAACCTATGGATTATCCCAAGAGTGTGCCAGGCGTAGGCCTGGTCAGCGGCAAGTTTGTAGATGAAAACCCGGCGACCGGCACCCCCGGCTCGCTGATTCCGGCGCAGTGGGGCAACTCGGTGACGCAGGAGATTCTGAACGTGATTCTGGGGGCCGGTCTGGTGCCCAGCGAAGCGGATGTCACGCAACTGCACAGGGCCATCCTAGGCCTCGCCGCCTCGGACTACAAAAAGTCCGTGCGCTGCGCCACGACCATGGCGATCGGCTTGAGCGGCTTGCAGACCATCGACGACGTCACGCTGGTGGCAGGCGACCGGGTACTGGTCAAGAACCAGGACAACCCTGCGCAGAACTGGATCTATTTGGCAGCAGCAGACGCCTGGACCCGTGCGCAGGACGCCAATGAAAGCACCGAGTGCACCCCCGGTCACCTTGTGCCGGTGCAGGCAGGGACTAAAAACGGCGGTACGGTCTGGCAGTTGACCAACACGACGGCGCCGGTTCTGGGCACCACAGGCTTGGTCTTCGAGCGAGCGCTGGGGCGAAGTGGCGTGGCGGCGGGTAGTTATAGCCGGGTGAAGGTCAATCGGTATGGGCAGGTGGAAGAGGGGAGTAACCCTACGACGCTTGCCGGGTATGGTGTTACGGATGCTTTCACAAAGGCCGAGGTCGATCTGCGTGATGCTGCAAGACCTCTCCGTGATTCGATTACCCATGTGGGTATGGCCAATAATCAACCCGATGCCCCTTACATGCGGCGCGAGTCGGATAATGGTGTTTATTACTTGCAGTCGAGACTGGGTTTTACCCCGGTTCAGCAGGGTGGCGGAGTAGGCCAGCAAGGCAACCTGATCAAAATTGGCTGGTCCGGATCGAGCCTCAAAGCCACAGTCGATGCGGCTGACTTGGGCAACCTCTGGTATTCCAGCAATTTCGATCCGGCTACCAAAGCCAACTACGCTGACGTTTACGCTAAAAGCGAAGTTGATACGCGAGTCGGTAGCCGAGCATTAGCTGACAGCATCACTTATGTAGGGTTGGGCAGCGGCCAGATTACACAGCCCTATATGCGTCGAGCTGCTGACTCAAGTATCTGCTGGCTTCAGAGCAAACTGGATTTTCCCCCTGTTCAGCAGGGCACTGGCGTCGGTCAGAACGCCAACCTCGTAAAAATTGGTTGGTCAGACAATGGGCTCAAAGCCACGGTCGATTTCACCGACTTGGGAAGTCTCTGGAATGCGGCCAACTTCGACCCGAACAGCAAGGCCAACTGGGGCAAGACGCTTG